GAAAACTCGCCGACGGTCATCTGCGTGGTCGACTTCCGCCGCGTAATGATCTCGCCGTCTGGCAGCACCATCTCGTCGAGCACGCCATACTTGCGCGCGAAGAACTCGTGCCAGGCGTCCTTGTGGAACTGGCGGCCGTCGACCCACGCCTGCTCGGCGATCTGCTTCAGGACGCCGCCCCAGTAATAGCGGTTCTGCTGCGCATTGCGCTGCTTCTCCTCGGCGGTGACGATCACGCGGAGCGGCTCGCCTCTGTCGGCGAAGACGCCGGCGTTCGCCTTCAGGAAGGCTACGAGATGGTGCGCGACGCCCGGATCATGTAGACGGAACTCTCGGTACAGGACCTCGCTCATGGATATGCGCTCCCCGGCTGGCCCGGCACATTGCTGCCGGTGCACGCGTTGCGATGGTCATTCGCGTGAGGACAGCGCTTATTGCCGCATGCCTCGCAGACGATCATTCGACTCATCGTCAGGGGAACGTCCATGCCGCCAATGTCGACGGCCTTCCCTTCGAGGCACTTTCGACACTCGCAGGGGCCCGACTTTGCAGCCTTCATCTCAACCGCCACGCCTGCGGCGCGTGTGATCTGCGCCTGGGCCCACTTAACCAGCTCGACGAGACTCTCGACGCGGCCTGAGATGTTCAGGTCGCACGCCTGGCGCGCGACTTCTTGCGGCGTGATTCCGATCAGGTCGCTCATTGCTTCGGAGCCTCCGCCGGCTTCGTCCAATCCTTGCGTCGGATGCCCAGCGCGAACCAGAGTGCGTCGAATTTTTCCGGAATCATGCTGCTCTCCCAAAAAGTGCTTGAATGATCGGGTCCTTCATACGTGGTGCCTTGCGCTTTCGTGCTGCGTACCGCTGCTTTCGGATTTCCCACTCCACCGGGTCGATGCGCTTCATGAAGCGCTCAACCCGCTGTTTCTGGGTCATCTTCTTGGGCTTCGGTTGGCTGACTCCGGCGCCGATGACGTAGAGCGCCTGCCACTGCCCGTTGCAGCCGGCCTGCCGCCAGAGAGTGATGTGCGCGCGTCCTTCGTTGACAAGTCGGCCCAGCAACTCGCGCGCGTGGCCGAGATCAATGTCGATCTCCTTGAAAACGTCGATGGCGGCCCGGGCCTTGCCGTCAGCCATAAGATCGGCGACCACGCCCAGCATTTCGGAATGGCCGCGGTGCTTCGCGCCGAATCCCAACTGCTTCGCCTTGCGGAATGCGTATTGCATGCTTCGGCCCGGCAGGAGATGCATCTGATCCTTTATCGGCACGGACGACTGCCACATGACGCGCAGCGTCTCGATCTCTTGTTGAGTCCAGACGGCAGCCATCACGCAACCCTCAGTTCGAAGCGCTTCGTCCCGCCGGCATTCTTCACCATCACGACCTTCCCGCTTTCTTTGCGTCGCACGGATTCCCCGGCGGCCCGCGTGTACTGAAGCTTTGTCACCGTCTCGGTCAGCTGCTCGAACAGCTCGATGCCGCTGTTCATGGCCGGCAGGCCGCCGATGCCGAACACCAGTCGTCCGGTCGCATGGAACCGCTCAGCCGCGTCGATCATTGCGTTTTGCGCTGCATACACGACTTCGAGCCCGATACTCCCGTTGCCTGCCTCTTCGCACAGGATCTGCGCGATGTTCAAAGCATTGACGACCGTGTGCCATGCGTTCTTGACGTTCTCGCCGCGCGAGATGGACAGCGCCGATGCATGAACTGCCGTGAGAATCGCCGTGCGGGCGCTGCTGTCGAGCGGCGCATTGCCTTCGAACAGGAAAGACGTGATGTCCTTCCGCTTCGATCTCGCGATGTATGGCTTCCTGGTCTTACGATTCGCCGGCATTAAGCGGCCCTCCCCATCAGATAATTGATCGCCTGTTCCGGCGTCTCGACTACGTATGCTTCGCCCTTCCAGTTCCCGAACCAAACCGCTTCGTCGTCGGTCAGCTTCCGCGCGCTGGGCGGCTTCGCCCCATCCTTCACTTCCATCACCACCGTCCTGCCTCTAAACCCGACCAGAAGATCCGGGCATCCCGAACCGACCATGTGAATCGGCGTAACGCTCGCCCCTACTTTCCGCAGCGCCGACACCACGTCGGCCTGATTCGCATCCACCTTTGCCGCTCGCCTCAATCGAAACCTCTCGTGCGCGATGTCTTGTTCACCGTTGCCGTCGGCCAGGCGCCGGCATGGTTCTCGAACTTCATGAACTCGCCGCGATACGTCAGCGGAATGTCGCCAGTACGGCCGTGGCGGAACTTCGCGACGCGCAACTGTGCGAATCCTTGCCACTGCTCGCCCGCCTCCGGGTTCGAGACTTCCTCGCGGTGGATGAACAGCACGGCGTCGGCGTCCTGCTCGATCGAGCCCGAGTCGCGCAGGTCGGAAAGCATCGGCAGTCGGTTGCTGCGTTCCTCGACCTTCCGGTTGAGCTGCGCGAGAGCCACGATCGCGACGTTCAGTTCCTTGGCGAGCGCCTTAAGGCCGCGCGAGATGCCTTCGATCTCAGCGTTCCGGTTCGCGCCCTCGCCCGTCATCAGCTGCAAGTAGTCGACGACGATCACGTCTAGGCCGGCCTTGCGCTTCACCAGGCGCGCCTTCGAGCGGACGTCTAGCATCCGGAGTGCGGCCTGATCGTCGATGTAAAGGTTCAGGTCGCGGATCTTCATCGTTGCGGCCGTCACGCGGTTCCAAAATTCGTTGTCGTCTTCGGGCGAGGCCATCACGGTGTCGAGCGGGATGCGGCCCAGAGACGCGAGGTTCCGGTCGTGGAGTTCCGATTCGGGCATTTCCATCGACAGGAACAGCGCGCTGTGATCGATGGCGACGTGCGTCGCGATGTTCAGCGCCAGAGCCGTCTTGCCCATGCCGGGACGCGCTGCGAGGATCACCAGCCAGCCCGGGCGCAGTCCGCCGTTCAGTTGGCGATCTATGTCGTCCAGGCCCGTTTTGATGACCCGATCGGAACCCGTCGAGCGGCGCTCAAGCGCGCTGATGTGCTCGGCGAGACCTTGCGCGGCCAGCTTCGGCTCGCGCTTGATCGTCGCCTCACCGAGCGCCTCGAGCTTTGCTGCAGCGCGATCGATCAGCGTTCCGGCGCTCTCCGGCGTCGCGCCGACCGAATCCTGAATCTCTGCCGCTACGGTCAGCAGACCGCGCTTCTGGGCCCTGTCCCGAACGATTTCGGCATAGCGCGCCACGTTCACGGAACTCGGCGTGCTCTGCGCGAGGTCGTTCAGATACCGCAAGCCGCCCACGTCAGCGGCGCGGCCGTCGACGTTCAGACGTTCGAAAACGGTCATCACGTCGGCGCCGACGCCGCCGGCGATCAGCTTCGTGACCTCTGCGAAAATCGTCCGATGATCAGCCCGGTAAAAATGCTCGGTGCGCAGATCGCCGATGCGGTCGATCGCGTCGTTGTCGATCAGCAGTGCGCCGATGACGCTCTGCTCGTGCTCGATGCTGTGCGGCGTTGCACGCTGCAAGTCGTTGGCGCTCATGCGGCCTCCGCGTCATGGAATCGGCCTTCGCGGATCTTCGCGAAGTTCTCGGCTTTGCAAATCCAGTCCAGCCCCGGCGTGAACGGCTTCCGATCACCGGCAGTCGCGCGGCCGGTCAGGAAGTCCGACTTGGCGATGTAGCCGAAGAAACGGCGCCACCACTCGAGGTTTTGGCGCTTCGCGTCTTCGTTCCAACGGCAGCGGAGGTGATCGGCGCGTGACGCGGTCCAGTCGCGGATCATCGGGCTTGCAGGCAAAAGCTCGTGGTACAGGGCAATGATTTCCTGATGCGGGCACGCAGGCTTAGCAGACTTCGGTCGCTGCTCGGACAGGTCGTCAGCCTGGCTGGCGACAAGCAACACGTCAGTGTTGCTAGGGGTTATCTCTTCTCTTATCTCCTCTTCTCTGTCGTTGCATTGCGTTGCATCGCGTTGCATGTCGTCCCCGATCGTTTCAGTGAGTTTCTTTTTCTCGCGGTGGAGACGACTACGTTCAGTGTTGGAAAGGGCGCCAGTATTGGGATTGCCGGAATCTTCGCGCTTCGGCTGACGTCCTTCCCATCCGGCGATGCGACCGTCGACGATCAGCTTCTTCTCGACCATTGCATTCCAAACCTGCTCCACGCATCCGTCAGCGAGACCCAGCAAAACGTCGTAGTCGTTGCAGTCGAACGATGCAACGTTGCCGCGCGTTGCATCTGCGTTGCATTGCGTTGCATTGCTCGCGCACTCAAGAAGGCATGCCCACACGGAAATAACAGTCGGCAGCGGCTGAGCGCTGCGACGTGCCACCCACTGGAACTTTGGGTCTGTGACCGTGCCGTGCCACCAACGAAACCAATCCATGTCAGGCTCCGACAGCGACCAGCGCTTCGTTAAGTCGCGCGAGGCGGCCGTCATTGAGAGCCTTGATCTCGCGCTTCAGCTGGTCACAAATCCACAGGCGAGCGGCACGCTCTTCGCACGTCGTCATGCGGTGGCAAAGCTCGTTGATACGAGCCTCGCGCGCCGAGTCCAGGTTGGTCGAATCCATGATTAAGCCTTGGGCAATCCGAGAAGTTCCTGACGCTTTCCGGTGTGCAGATCGCGCACCGAACCGCGAACCTGCAGGCGGTTGGCGTCGATCAGCGCGCGGGCACGGCCGCACACACTGGAAAGCTTCAGGTTGGTTTGTGCGCTGATCTGCTCGCGCGTCAGCAGGATCTCGGGCGAGTCGAAGCAGTCCATCACCATTTGCTGGGTGTGGCAGAGCTGCTTGACCGTCATCGAGTGAAACGACTCCGACTGTGTGTCGGAGACGCGGCGACCTGAGCGGCCGCTAAAGTGTTCGGTGTTCATATGGGTCCCTCCTGTGAGGAGTACTAAATCGGAACAGAAGGAGGCTCCCGTAGAACCTGCTTGTGTATCGACTCATCCCATTCGATGCGCCGGCAGGCCGTGCCGGCGCGGTGTTTCTAGTGCCCTTGCTGCGTGGACTGCATCAACTGACCGATCTGTTTGAATGCTTCGAACAAGGTCGGGTCGGTTGCTCGTTGCTGCCTGAGGTCCTCCCTTATGGCGTTTTTGTCGTCTCCCACTCGGCTTCTCGCTGCTTCGATTGCCTCATGGACTCTTGCAAGTGCTTCCTCGTCGGACATGTCACCTCTTGTTGGCGATCATTCTCTCTAATATGGTCAACTCGACCCGGTCAGCCCACCACTGACTAACGGCCCGGTTGCCTACAACACGCTCGAACTCGTCGACCTTTTCGGCCGGCAAGTCCGCCCGCTTCTTGCCCTTCGTATCGAACGCCTGCGGATTCACGAAGTTCGTGACGTGCGGCGCGTACAGTCCGCACAGCTCCGCGAGTGTTCTTTTCGTCATGCCTTTGACGGCCCGGTTCTCCCAGGCAAGCCAAACGGCATCGCGAAAAGTCGCACACTTGGCGATCTCAGCGTCAGGCAGGAACCGCGGAGCATCTGCAGAGCCTTCCGACTTCAGGTTGTGTGCAGCGGCCTTGTGCGGCGTTTGTTGTGTCTGCATCTTCCTTTCCAGTTAGTGAAAAACAATCGTATTACGACTTGGATTACTGCATGGAGCCGGGGGAAATTGAAGGGGTCGACCGACCCCTTAACCCCATGAAACTCACCCAGAAGAAAATCCGCCAGATGATGCGTTTCAGAAGAGCAGCAAAATTAAGCAGCAACCTTGTCCCGGGATCGCATGACCTTCCGATGAAGAGCGACGAGCTTCCGCCCCTTTTCGTAACCGAAGGACTTTTGCTTGGTTTGCCTCAGGACATGGTTGACGGCCGACTGACTGGCGCCGATTTGGACGGCGATTTCAGTCTGGGTCATACCGGCATCGAGGCAGTCGCGGATGAGTTGGGTCCAGTTCATGAGTCCAATATTAGCACACTAATATGCGCTGTCAATAGTGATCTACTTGAGAAAACTAATAACATGCGTCTCATGAGCATAGGTCACCGAATCCGTCAATTAAGGGAAAAGGCCGGACTTTCCCAGTCAGATCTCGCAATTAAGGCGGGCGTGTCGCAAGGTACGATCAGCCAACTCGAGAAGAACCCCAATCAGAAGACAAAGCACCTGGTCGCAATCGCTCGCGCATTGGATGCGTCGGTCGACTGGCTCGAGAAAGGGACCGGTCCGATCGAACGCCAAAGAAAGACGGCGATCACTCCGGATGACTCGGACGAGTTCATTGCCATCAGAAAAGTCGTGTTCAGAATAAGCGCAGGTGTAGCAGGATTTGCCGTCGATTTCCTAGACAACGGCGACGGCGCCCCACTGTTTTTCCAAAAGACGTGGTTCGCAACCCGTGGGTACGACCCGGACGATCTCTATGCGATCAAGGTGCGCGGCGCCAGCATGGAGCCGTCGCTCGCGGACGGCGACACGGTTGTAGTCAACACGGAAGACAAAACTCCAATGGACGGCGAAGTGTTCGCCGCCAACTATGACGGCGAGCTGGTCGTGAAGCGCCTGGTGCGGGACGCCGGCGAATGGTGGCTCTCATCCGACAATCGCGATGAGCGTCGATACCCGCGCAAGCGATGCGACGAGCACACCTTCATCCTTGGCCGGATCGTCCACAAGCAAAGCGAACGGATCTAACCCAGTCGCGCGGCGGGGCCAGCTTAATAAGGAAGATCTCCAAGACTGCGCCGGGCTCTGGCCCGAACGCAGCGAGCACAAACGCGCCATCACAGCCCGCCTCGAGCGGGCTTTTTGTTGTCCGCATCATGCGAATCGGCAACAATTGCACGGTCGGATTGTTTCGAAAGGTAATTTCTGTACCGAAAAGGTGTGACAAAAATACGTCGCCCTAACCTCCTCCCTGTTTCCATTCAATCGCTAAACGCAACAGTCTGTTGCGCCGAAACGCGTCCCTAGTACCATCCAAAAGAAATTATTAGTTTGCTATTGACGTTCATCTATTAGCCAACTAATATTCATTCCATGCGCTGACCGAACAGCGTGGCGGCGAAAGCCGGTGCTCTTTAAAAACCTATCTCGCTGGCCTCTTACGGGACTCGCCAGCCGGTCTGAAGACAGATCGTGAGCCAACTACAGCAACCCGCGCTAGGCCGATGTTCGGCTACCGGGCCCTGCTGAGCGAAGTTGGCGAAAAGTCTTACCAGTGCGCTTCGACGGAGCGCACCGCTAAGACAAATGGAGATGGACATGAGCCAACCGGCCGAAGACCTTATCGAACTAAAGCGCCTTGCCGAAGGCGGCGCTGGCGCCTTGACTGAAAAACTGCTGCGCGAATACGCGGCGCGAATCATTGCCTCAGGTCTGAGAGATGACCGAGGAGGCCTCTGATGTGGCCGTACCTGCTGGTGTTCGCAGCTTACGCGCTGCTCGATCACGTACTTTTTGGATGGGAGAGGTTATGGGAGCCATCACGCCGATTCATGTCACGCGCTGCGGTGATGTGGTCCTTGGACGAGAGATTGAAGCGATCGAGCAGCTGGATGAAGCAGCTCAGGAAGCGCGCTATCAGGCCGAGCAAGACCTGACATTCGACGAAGTGCTCGAGGAGATCGCCGAGAGCTTCACGAGCATCGACAAGGCAATGTTCATGGATCGTCTCATGAAAGACACGGACGAAGCGAGAAAGGTGCTGCATCGGCTCTGCCAGAAGGCATTCGAGAGCGTCGTCGAGAAGGTAATCACGCGGCAGGAGCGATAAGCCTGCCGCAAAGGAATCCAGCAGAGCCCTGACTGATGAGCGTTCACGAAGCGCTTATTTTTCAGTGCTTTGCCTTTAGTAGTCCTACTCGCCTGGCTGAGTCTCAGGCACTTGGAGATCACATGGAATCGAAGGAACTGACCGTCGTAGAGCGCGCAGCAGTCGCTCTCGGCACGCCGGAACATGAGAAGAAGCTGGTCGAGCTGGTGAAGCAGTCGGCGTCGATCGTCGAGATCAAGAATGCGGATGCGCGCGCGCAGTGCCATTCGGCTTACATGGTGCTCAAGACGGCACGTGTCGACATCGAGAAGGCCGGCAAGGCAGCGCGCGAGGATGCGACGGCGTTCTCGAAGGCGGTGATCGCGGAAGAAAAGCGGCTCGTGGGAATAACGGCGGCCGAGGAATCGCGGCTGCAAGGTCTGCGAGACGTGTGGGATGAAGCGCGCGAGGCTGAGAAGCGAGCCATCCGCGAGGAGGAAGAGCGGCGCGTCGCAGCGATCCGGGCCCGAATCGAAGCCTTCATGCTCGACGCGGTGACGGCAGCTTCGAAGTCATCCGTAGAAATTGCGGCGCACGCCGACAGCGTTGACGCGACGGTCATTTCCATCGACGAGTTCGCAGAGTTCACCGGCGAGGCGCAGGCGAAGCAATATCAGACGGTCAAGTGGCTGCGAGAGCGCCACGCTGACGCGGTTGCGAAGGAAGCCGAGCAGAAGCGCCTCGTCGACGAACGGGCAGCTTTGGAGCGCCAGCGCGCAGAGCACAAAGCACGCGAACGCCAGGCTGCGGCCGAGCGAGCCGAGCAAGAGCGCAAAGACCGCGAGGCGCGCGCGTCAGAAGAAGCGAAGCTTCGCGCCGAACGTGAAGCGCACGAAGCCGAGATGCAGGCGCAGCGCGACGAGATTGCACGGCAGCAGGCGGAGATCGCCGCTGAGCGACGGCGGCAGGAAGAGGAAGCTTCAGCTAAGCGCCGGGCAGAAGAGGCCGCAGCGCGCGCAGAAGTCCAGCAAATCCGCGCCGAGCAGGACGCCAAGATCGCCGAGCAGAAGCGGCGCGAGCGCGAGCAGTTCGTCGAGAAAGGTCCGACCGATGACGAACTGGTCGACGTGCTGGCGTCTCACTACGGCGTCACGGTCGGCGATGTTCTCCGCTGGCTCGAAGCGTTCGACATCGAGTCCTTCAAATCCAACATCGAAATCTAAATCCACGACGCCCGACAGAGAGTCTCGGGCAAGGAGAAATCATGTCTGACCTTATCCCCGCTCAATCCTTTGACCTTTCGCCCAAGTCCCTCGAGGAGGCGCTGAAGTTCGCCGACTACCTGGCCGACTCCAGCATTGTCCCGAAGGACTTTCAGCAGAAGCCCGGCAACATCCTCGTCGCCATCCAATGGGGCATGGAGCTCGGCCTGAAGCCGATGCAGGCCATGCAGAACATCGCCGTGATCAACGGCCGGCCTTCCCTCTGGGGTGACGCCGTGCTCGCGCTGGTGCGCGCGTCACCGCTCTGCGAGTACGTCTACGAGTCGTTCGAAAACGGCACAGCCATGTGCCGGGTGAAGCGCCGCGGAGAAGACGAGCAATTCAGGACGTTCTCCGAGGCCGACGCCAAGCAGGCCGGGCTGATCGGCAAGCAGGGGCCGTGGGCGCAGTACCCGCAGCGCATGAAGCAGATGCGTGCCCGGGCATTCGCTCTGCGCGACGTCTTCCCCGACGTGCTCAAGGGGATGCCGATCGCCGAAGAGGTCAGCGACTTCGCCACCGAGAAGGACATCACGCCGCGCGGCAAGCAGACGCCGACGCAGATTGCCGAGAGCGCCGCGCAGAGCGCGCGCGCCGAGCGCACCGAGCGTCACGAGGAGATTATCAAGAAGCTCGAGAAGGTCGCCAAGGACTTCGGCTTTAACCCCTTCAAGGAGGAATGGAGCAAGTTGTCCGTCGAGGATCGCTCGGCGATCGGGCTGAACGAGCGCAATCGCATCGGCGCAATCGCCAATTCGACGCCGGTCGAACCGATGCAAACGGGCCGCCAGCCAGGAGCCGACGATGAGTGACGTGATCGAACAACGTAGCGATGCGTGGCGCGCCGAGCGCGCCGGAAAGCTGACCGCGTCGCGCTTCATCGACGCTATCGCAATGACCCGACCGGAACAGGGCGAGGTCTACAAGTCGGGCCCGCGCAAGGGACAGCCGAAGCTGCCCGAGTCTCTGGCGCCGCGCGAGAAGTACAAACGCGAGGTCGCTTTCGAGCGGATGGCAGGCATCCCGCGCCACGAGATCAGCGGGCAGGCGCTCAGGTACGGGACGGAGGTCGAGCAGTTCGCTCGCGAGGCGTACGAGCTGGCGACGGGAAACATCGCCGTCGAAGCGCAGTTCGTATGTCATCCCACCTACCCGTTCATCGGCGCATCGCCCGATTTCCTCGTCGACGACGACGGTGGCGGGGAAATGAAATGCCCGATGGACGAAGGCGTTCACATCGGCACGTGGCTTGACGGTGTGCCGCCGGATCACCTTCCGCAGATTCAAGGTGGGATGCTCGTCACCGGTCGGCAGTGGTGGGACTTCGTCTCATACGACCCGCGCCAGTGCGAAAAGCTCCGCCTGTTCGTCAAGCGCGTGCCGCGCGACGACAAATTTATCGAACAGATCCTCCTGCCCGGCCTGCTGCAGTTCAACGCAGAGGTCGAGCAGATGATCGCCGAACTCAACCGCCGCGCGGCGTAACGGAGCACGACATGAATCACGCCATTAAAGAAGCCGACTACGGGGCAGCAGAAGCGCTTATTGGCGCGGTTCTTGTCCTGTCAATTGTAGGCATCGCAACGACCGTAATCGTCGCCATTTTGGGAGGTGTCGCATGAAGACGCCACAGCGCGGAGACGATCTCCGCCATTTCGATACATCACGCCTTCTATCGCCGGCCGAGCGCCTCGCAGCTCGCAACGCCGGACGGTTGCAAAAGCTGCCACCTCGCGAAATCAAGGTGGCGATCGGCTGCTTCCATGTCCCCGCCAGCGTTGCCCGCCAGTTCGCCTACATCTACGTCGGTGCTCGATGACTCCCGCAAAGGCTCACCATGACCGAATCCCTTCTCGTCGCTCTCCTCTGGGCGCTCTGCTGTGGCGTCGTGTGTGCATTCATCCACGGCGCGAAGAAAGCGCGTCGCACCCAACACTGGGTCGACGAAGCCCGGCGCAATGTGAAGTGGCCGGCGAGAACTGAATAGCCAGCCGTTGCGCGTGACGACGAGCCGGTAGTGATCAAAAGTCGAGTGTGTCGATGACGACACGCTCGGGTAACGGATGAACGCCGGACTTACGAAAAGCGGCGGCACAGATTTCCTGCTCATGCGTGTAGAAGCACTTCAAGACTTCGTTCGGGCTCGATGCTTCTTCGGCTCCGAAGTGATCGCGTAGAGCTTGAAGGGTGATCCGAAATCGGTCGATTCGTCCGCCGGACGTAAGTGTGAAATCGACGCCCGCATCGCCTGCGAGGATCTGCACGTTCAATGGCTGGTACACGAAAGTCTCCACTGTTGGCGAGTGGAAAGCGTAACACGCTGGCGCATCGCGCCGGACACGATAGAGAGAAGAACATGAGCTATTGCCCGACCTGCGGGAAAAGCACGTACTTCAGTGGTAACAGCCACAGATGCCCGCCGCAGTGGGAAGTGCGCGACGCGGATGACTGCGATGACAGCGATTGGGAAGTTGTGCGCGAGATCGACGCCGAAGATGCCGCGCGCGAGTATGCGCAGCGCAGTGACAGCGATGGCGGCGAAGGCCCTCATGAGCGCATCGTTCTCGTCCGTGAACTCGGCTCGACTGAAACGAAGCGCTTCGAGATCACATTCGATTACAGCATCGATTACTACGCGCACGAAACCGCATGACCCCCACAAAGACAGCAGCTCTCACGCACCTAGGAGCGCTATGCAACGCCAATAAGCCGACTACGGTGTTGCTGCATCAAGCGGTGGCGTCTAGCGCGGCGCTGTTTTCCACCCTAGCCGGCGAACCGGTAGAGATCAGGATCGGCTCTGTGCTGATCGCAAGGAGCGAGAAATGAACGACAACCATATTGCGGACGAAGATGTACGGGTGTGGAAGCCAGCTTATGAGGCAGAACACAAGCGCGTACAGAGACTTGAAGCGATTCTGTTACGCGAACTTGGCTATGACAAAGCGCGCGAAGCCATCGCCGCCCCTGTCGCCCCGCGTGCGGACGCCGACACAGCGGGGGCGTGCGTTCACGCGGACGACCCGAAAGCGTGCTATCGCGTGCGCTGTCAATTGGGAAACAAATGCGTTGACGATGATATGTCGTTTCGCAAATCTCACGCAGCAGGTGCGAGTAATGAGCGTGCGGACGCCGACACAGCGGGGGCGAAACAGCAAGTGACGCTTACCGGGGCGCAATTGCTCGAAGCATTCAACTTCGTCGCACCGGATCATCCGATCGATCCCGACCAACTCGAATGCGAAGTAACAATCGCTTACGGAGAGGGTCACGACGGGAAAGGGCATTACTGCTGGCTCACCGATCACCCGGAGGAAGGGTCAATGCTGTTGGACGGCAAGGCATCGGAAAGCATCGCAGCAGGTGCGAGTAATGAGCGTGCGGACGCCGACACAGCGGGGGCGAAGCCGAGTTATACCGACGAACAGATAGCGCGCGCATGGTTCGACGGCGAATACGGCCCCGGTCACACGAGAGCGCCCGGATACGTCTACACGTTTCTCGAAGCGCTCAACGCAGCAGGCGCGAGTAATGAACGTGCGGACGCCGCGCCCACTCCGAGCGACAAGCAAGAGGCCGTGCGCTTCAAGCGCTACGACGCAGACGGCAAAGAGAACGAGCACGGCGCGCTGGTTTTCTTCCATGACGTATTGGAAGCGCTGGCGATAATCGACGCCGCCCCTCTCGACAAGTCCGAGCGCGCGGACGCCGAAAAGGATGCGAAGCAGGCGATACGCATTGCAATCAGCGTGTTTGACGATGTGCAGGCGGACATTGCCGATTGGGAGGATAAGGCGCTTTCTGAGGCGGTCGCAAGTGCCCGCGCCGGTCTGCGTGCGATTCTCGCTCAGGTTCCGCGTGCGGACGCCGCGCCCAAAGTCGTCACATACCTGCGCCCTGATGGATCGATGGGCGCATATCTCGCCGCCCCCATTGCCGATAAGGAGAAGAAATCGTGAACTTCGACACATGGGTCATCGGCGAATACGGAACCACGATCACCGATCCTAAGATACTGGCGCTGATGGACAGCGCATGGCAAGCAGCACGCCGAACTGTGAGCGGGCAGGACATCGAACGCGTCTCGGAGCCGGAAGCTAAAGCATGGGCCGCAGCGAGGAGCATGGGATGCGCTGAGTGGATCAAGGAATGGGTTCCGCAATTGCGCACTGTGAGCGGGCAGGAGGCGGAGCCGGTTTGCTGGATCACGCGCGAGCAACTGACGCGGGTTGAGGATGAAGGCGAAGATGCGTGGGTCTATTGGGCCGAAACCGGCCATGTTGCCGAGCCTGACGAAGTGGCACTCTACGCCGCCCCCATTCCCGCAACGGAACAGGAGAAATCGTGAAACTCAGATTGGATGAATGGCTGATGCGCGAATTCTCCCCAGCTCCCGCCATCAGAACAGCCCGAATTTGGATCAAGGAGGGGCGCATTTACCCGCCGCCCGTGAAGGTCGGCCGCGCATATTATGTCGACGAGAACGCGACATTCCAGAACCGACAAACCCGGCCGACATTGGCCCAACGAATCGCCCGATAAATCATGGCAGCACGCCCACGAATCCGCCGCCGCGCCAACTGGCCTGCGAACCTACATGAGCCAAGGCCTTCTTACTATGTTTGGCGTGATCCTCGCGACGGCAAGACGCACGTCCTCGGACGTATCCCGCTCGCGCAGGCAATCCACGAGGCGCACGAAGCGAACGTAATAGTCGAGAACGGGAAACTCAGCCAGAGTCTTGCGGAACGCGTATCGCGCGATCAGGGAACGGTTGCCGAACTGATCGCGAAGATGCCAACAGACGGACTCAGCGCCAATACAATCCGCGCCCGCGGAGACTGCGACAAGGTGATTAGCGCGGCGCTCGGTACGCGCGAATGCGCGACGCTGACGACGCGAGATATTGCAGACGTGCTTGAGCCGATAAAGGAACGCGGGAAGCTTCGCTGGGCCCAGGTCATTCGAACGCGAATGATCGCGATTTTCAATAAGGGCTTAGCGCTCGGCTGGATGGAGAAAAACCCGGCGATCGTCACGGAGAAGGTACGCAACAGCGTGAAGCGTAAGCGCCTGACGCTGGAACAGTTCAACCTGATCCTAGAGAAGGCGCCCGAGGTCGCATCCTGGCTGCCGAATGCGATGCTGCTGGCTCTCGTCTCAGGTCAGGACCGGTCGACCATTGGCGCATGGGAGCGCTCGTTCATCGTCGACGGGCACGCTGAGTTGCAGCGCTCGAAAACGAAGATCCGGATTTCTATCCCGCTTGATCTACGCATGGATGCGGTTGGAATGTCGCTGGGCGAGATCATCGCGCGGTGCAAGTCGACAGGCGTCGTGTCGAAATACTTGATCCATCATGTGCGCAGTCGAGGCGTGATGCTGCGCGGACAGCCAGTTCATCTGAACACGATCTCTGCTGGCTTCGCTGAAGCGCGCCGGCTGGCTGGCATACCTGAAGAAGGCGCCCCAACCTTTCACGAAATACGCAGTCTTTCGAAGCGGCTTTACATGGAGCAAGGCAACATCGATACAAAGGCTCTCCTCGGGCACATGACCGATGCGATGGCCGACCTTTACGCGAATTCGCGCGGCGTTGCGCCGATAAAAGTGCGCATAGGAGTTGCCTGATGCCTGTTAATAGGTCCGGAAAAACCAAATCTCTTCCGCAGAATCTCTATATTCAGTCTCGTAGGGACGGCGACTATTACACCTATCGGAGCCCCATCACAAAATCATCTGTATCCATCGGCTACGATAGAGATAAAGCGATCCGATACGCAGAGGAGGCAAACGCCCAGCTTGATGCTCGCAAGAGGCTCCGAAGCCATGCCCGCGAGTCAGTGAAGCATGGAGCATTAGATGAGCGCGGATTGCTGGACGCATCGACAATTGGGCGCAAGGCTCTGATTTATGAGCAAGTTTGCGGAATTTACTTCCTCCTGAGGCAGGACACGATCGTCTATGTCGGGCAGTCCATCAACGTACTCACACGTATTGCCGATCACAAGCGCGATGGCATCAAAAACTTTGACAGGATTTTCGTAGTTCAATGCAAGCAAGCAGAATTGAACCACCTAGAAGCGCTTTATATCGACAAGTTCAGACCGGTACACAATTCTGTCATCCCGCCCGTGAGAGCTAACGCTATGGCATGGGATGAATCACTCGCTGACATCCTAGATGGCGCTGCGTATGAGCAAATATAGCATGTGAGTTTTGCCTGAATTTTGCCTGAATTTTGAACAGCCGCCCGCAAACCCCTGTCGCATAAGGGCACCTGTTCAAAATTCGCATGCGCTGCGCATAGGCGCATCAAAGCATAGATTTTCGTAGCAGATTCAACCGCTTAACTGACATTTCGTCACCCAAAAATAGGTGCGAAAAGGGGCAATTACGTCCTAATGAAATCAGTTAGTTACGCATGGGTTT